TGCTCATGGTCAAAAGACGCATTGAAGTTTTCCATGAAGCCAGTATCTTCACCCAGTTCTTTCTCTGAGTCGTAATCAAGGTTTAGCGATGATGGGGCGTACCAATTCATTTATTAGCATCCAGTATAAATGGGCCATCTCGGTCACTATTCTTAACTGTTAGCATTGCAGACCCATCCCTGTTCAGAAATTGGATGATGTACTTGCCATAATCAACAGCCACCAGCAGACCGTCCTCAATCAATTCTTTTTTCCTATTGGGAGGTAGATTAGGGTCCATTTGCGAAAGTATGGATTCTGATGGTTTCTCGCGCCATTCCTCAAACGCATCAGCATCTTTACCTCTAGGCAATAGTGTTTGATAGTCTTGGCTATTCCATAACCCACTAGGGTCATATTCCCCATTGTATACGCCACCAGTAACCTGAGTGATCGCATCATTCAATTCATTAGTGGGCAAGTCTATATCTGCATCGGTAACAGGTGGTTTCTGCGCTAACCTTTCCATCAGCAATGCTTGAACAGCTTGCCGACTAGATTGTGCAAGTTTGTGATTACTGCCAAAAGCACTACCTATAGCCGTTGCAATCACACTCTCTAAGTTCTTGACTGTCTTGCTTGACTTCATAATAGTCATGCCACGCAATACCTTGTGAGAGGTTTCTCTGCCTACATTTGTTCGCGCCAAATCCCCGATAACCGCATAAACACCACCCACCGACTTATCTGCAATTTGCCCCCAAACCTCCATTGATTTGTCACCAAACATCAGATTAACCGCCACCACCTTATCCACTACCTTTGTGATGCTGTTGTTTCCCATGAGCATATCAAGTTCGCGCTCAATCTCACCCGACTCGCTGGGCGTTAATAATTGAACAGGTCGGTTCAGTGCTTGTTCGTATTGCGCGACTTTCTGCAAACGACTATCAATTGCATCGGGGTCGGGATTAACCGGGTCTATGGGTTGAAACTCTCGCCCAAAGAAATTATCAAGGAATTGCACCCCTTTATCTTTCAACTCAGAGTCAAAGTTATCCGCAGCCTTGCTATAGATGGCCTGTTCTTCTAATGTGAGTGTTTTTAATATCTCAGAACGCTCACCCTCAGAGTGCTGCAAGAACTCATTAACAGCCTTGCCTCTACGGGTCGCATCAATGAATTCCTGTTGCTTTACTGGATCAAGGTACGGAATGTTGTCAATCGCTGCCTTGCTATCTTCTTCTGCAACCGGGATGCCGTTATTCAGTGATGTGACCACTGATTTAACCTGGCTCTTAGACTGTGCTATTTGAACTTTTGAAGCGCTTGCAGTCAGTTTTGCCTCTGCATTTCTTAGTCGGACCTCTTTGTAATAGGCCGTTTCTAACTTTGCTTGCATCTCAAGGCGCGACATCCCCAAATCTTCAGCCGAAACATCGGAGTTCATGAAGTTGTCGATCATTTCCTTGCCTTTCTCAAGGCCACCCTCAGACTGTAGGGTTGTGTTAAACGCCCCTAAGAACTGATGACTCGCGTTCTCACGATCTAACTTAGCAGCATATTTAATCACCTGGGCCTCAGACAATAGGCCGTTCTCTTGTGCTAGACCCAAATCACCAAGTAAACTTTGTTTTAGCGTAGCTGCTGCATCATCATCGCCACGGTAAGAGGCATCTAGTAATTCAGTTAAACGTACATTCAACCCCTCTGTAACCGTAGCAACATTGGCATCAAAGTCTGCTTTCTGTTTCCCGGCTAATGCTCTGCCGATGTCATTCTTGTAGTAGGCTTGATGAACAGACTCCCATGCCTGGAATAATTCTGGGTCCAGGGTTTCTTGCATCCCTTTTGACCATCCTTTGTGAGCATTGGCCATGCCATCAGGATCGTCCTTGTATTCTTCACGCAATTCCGTAGAGCGCTTAATAATATCCACTTCGCTGCTGCTTTTATAAGCCGCAATCGCAGCCTTATCATAAGACTCATCGTAAGCGCCCCATCCGTTTTTCAATTCGGGTGTGCCAGCTTGACCGGCTAACATTCCGGCAATGTTGGCCTCTTTCCTGGTATTGGCTTCCATGTTCTGAAAAGCAAACTTTCTCACCTGACTAGCAACTTGCCCCACTTGGTTAGCCGCTTGCCCGACCTGTTGCCATGAGTTGTACACTTGAGCATGAGCGCGACTCTGATAATCAGGCGCTTGCTTGAAGTTGAGTACGGTCTTTTTTTGGTATCTTTCAGCCATTATCTATTTCCAACTCATTCTGGTTTTGTTGCATATTTGTAACTGCCATAGGTAGATACAGCGGAACCAGCCGCATTAACCCCGATTGACGCAATCTTGAATAAACTAGCTGTTTTTGCAGCCTTGCCCCCATACATGGCCCACTGTCCTTGTGATTTCAAGTTACCAACTGTGGATGCGGTACTACCCTTGTCCATTATCGAATCATAATCATAAGCATCCATATCTGTTTTCAGCACATTTAAGGCTGAACCCTCATAGGCTCTTATGCCTGATGCGGCTGATGCTGCGTTTTGACTAGCCATTGCGGAGAGTAAGCGCTTACGCCTATCAATCTCACGCTCTTTGGCGGCCATTTCCTCTTGTTCAGCTTGCCTATTTAACTGGTCTTGCTGTCCTTTAGCCTGTGCCTCGGCTGCTTCACCTTGTTGGTATGCCGAATAAGCACTGACACCAGCACTCAGCAGACCAAGCGCAAGACCGGCAATAGCGATGTAAACAAAACTCATAAGTTACCCTCTATATTCTTTATGTGGACCACGCTAGTCAGCGGACTAACCGGCTCAACTAACTCGTCCTCTATGTCTTTGATCTCTGTTTTATCTGTCGCATGAACTGCAACACAAATAGTATCTTCATACGCATAAGCCACTCGCTTGATGCCAGCCTTGCTCGATAAGATGGCCGGTGCTTTGATGCGTTTCACACCGTCATCGGTCATCACCTCTAAGTCACCCGACATCACAAAAAATAAGTGATCCCCCTTGTGGACTTTGCCGGTAACAACTACCCCCTTTGGGATTAACAATTCTCGCGCATACACGCCACCAGCAAGATAATGCACTGGGTCTAATGTGACTTGCTCATGCTTGGCCATCTCACTCTCAAGTGCGAGAATCTTAGCGCGTGATGGTTTCTTAATGACCGATAACATTACGCCTCCATCTCCAATGACACACCGAGTAATAACATCGGCACTGGATCGGTCTGTGATATTTCAACCTGTGCTAATTCTGACCATCCCATCTGATAGACATCTTTTAGTCCAGTATATGGTGTCGGAGTGTTATTCAGTATTCCTACGCCCAGCGCTCTATCCGGCAACAATGTACCGTCAACGTGTAAACCTAGCGACTCATAAACATCGAGCATCACCCGGATGATTCGTTTCTTCCGCATCAATATCGGACCATTAGCAAAGTCCATATTCAATGGCATGGTTTTAACCAGGGTATCGTAATCTAAGCCTACTTCAACGGCTGCTGCTGACCGTGACAAGGTGATGTTACCGGAGGTAGGTGTTGCATTAGCCATCACTGCACCATCGGCTTTAACACGACATTCTTCACCGTCCAAATGGCCTAGTCCTGTAACCGTTGCACTGCCCGGTGTTGAGCGCTCATTGGCATCGGTGTAACTGTCCACATCAATCATCTCTAAGAACCGAACCACTGCTCCGTTAATCGTGCGCTTGGTGACAAAATAGACATCATCAACGACAACACACACCGCTTCAATATCTCCAGTTGTCACCCATTGGGTCCACCCAGAAACCTCTTGATTACGCAGCATATTGAACACAGCCATTGTGCCGTTATCGTTAACCAGGTAGAGATAGTTCGCATCATCTTTTGAAGTACCCCTCGACACATCCATGTCAACCGGTGACGATAGTAGATGACTAGCAAGTAACGATGTGCTTGTTGATGTGTACGCATCTTCGGTGTAGGTGTAAATGAACTCACGAATAGATTTCCCGGTGCGGTCCAAGAATAAGGTTGAGCCATCGAGCGACTTAGGACGCACTGAACTACTGCCGAACAACGACTGCCGTCTGACCGATGATTTCTCTGGTGTGATGATCGCATCGGGCATATAGAACTCACCACCGGTGGTGAATAACTGTAAGTGTCTACCAGCAAAGATGCCGGTGATTGCGTTCACCTGGTCAGTATCTAGGGTGACATAGATCGCTTCATCATCGAGTGCCGTACCCAGATCAAAGTTGTAGAAATCGTTGGTCTTGCTACCCCATAAGGATTGCGGTCGTTTCTTCGACCCACCCAACCACATCCGGCCACCAAAGAAAGTGACTGATTTGGGCCACCCTCTTGCTGTTGACCAAACCGCTTCACTCCCGGACCCAAAATCATGCGTTGGGATGTTGGTTAGGGATATATTGCTCAGTGTCCATGAGGTATGCGTTGACCCCCGGACTAACTTAGCTGGCTGATGATCCTCATGAACGATAATCATGGTGTCCGCAGATTGAGTCCAATTCAACGCGAATAGTTGCGCTGTGGTATAGGTGGTTGTGACGGTTGCCTGACTTACCCCATCCTTGAACACTTCGATCTGATTGTTAGTGAACACCATCAGGTAGGTTTGCTCAGTATTGAAACTGAACGCTGCTAGTCGTGCTTCACCGGACAGAGTCGCTTTGTAACCCATACCGGGCCTACGCTTTAACCCACCTTGCGGCATTGACAGGACATTCTTTGCTGTAGCTGCCCCCTGGTAATATTGTTTTACATCTGTTCTTGCACCCAGCCTGGGATCAAGTTCACCCGAATTGAAGTTAGTCTGTAAAGTTATTGCGCGTGGCATCTAAAGCCTCGCTGCCCAGAGTGGCGCGGATACAATCGCATCCGGGGGCCGTGAACTGGCATCAGCAAACTTAGCTTGTCTAAGTTGATTCTGGTACATCCCATCGTACAACTGACCTTTAGTCGAATTGTCGGTAACAGGAACAGCAAATTGTGAGGCTAGGTAATACTCGACTAGCTTAACGAAATATGCCGGGAGTTCACTTTCTGCTGGTTTGTACACATAATCCAAATCAAGTGACTGCTCGTTTGAATATATTTTGTCCTCAAAAATCTCGTAATCCGTGTGCGGAATAACTCGATTAATGAGCATATAATTGGCCGGTAATTGGAACGCATAATCCCACTCATTAAGAGGGGTTGCGGTCAACCGGGATAAAGACACTTTACCACTGGCAAATCGCCACCGGTGTAGAGTCAATAGGTTTTCATAAGAGGAATCATAAAGGTTTGAGGCAACCAATGCCCCAGCACCACCCTCGGTGAAACTTGAGATCGTTCCATGCCCTATCAGTAGCAGAGCGTTGGAACACATTGAAATACTTGTTGCCATTGTTGCTCCTTAGAGCGGACCAATCACCGTGTTGGATGGAGCCAGCAGGGTCACGGTGACGGTCCTTAAAGGTTAGCTAATTACTCAGCCCAAGATACAGAAACGATACCGTCACCATCTCTAGCTACTGCACCAGCTTTCATCACACCGTTACATAACCATGAGGTTTTCTGCGCGATGTAATTCACTTCGGTTTTGAGATCAATTCCAACAGCAAGACCCATCGCTGATTTGTGATAGCCAAAACCCTCACGAACAGATGAGGCAATTGCCAGACCACCCTCAGTGCGCGTTTCGATAGTGTGGAACTTGAAGCCCATGAACGTGTTGATGTCACCAGCCATCAATGCGCGAACATTGTTGTAATCAGCGCTAGTGATGGTTGAATCGCTCAACATATCTTCCATACCAGCAGCAGAGGTTACGAAATGACGATCACCTGATGGTACGCCTTTATCGTTTAACTCTTTGCCTGTTTGAATGATTTTAGCCAGTGTTAACCCGGTTGATGCTGATGCGATAGACGCGGCTGGTGTTGCTGCTGCAAGTGCATCTAGGATCAGTTGATCTAGTCTACGACCCAATGCTCCGGCAATCGTCTGAGCCAATTCTTGGCGCTCGTCAAAGTTAACCTCGACAGAATCGAATATATCCGAGTATTCTGGTGCGTTCCAATTAGCCAGTGAGCAGCTAATCAAACTGTGAGCAACGCCCATTGCAACAACATCTGCGGATGTCGCTTTCTGGTTCGCCAGACCTTTGCCCATCGCTCTGAATTTGTAAATATCGGCCACTACGCCATTACGAACCGTGACGGTATCGCGTAGTTTCCCGGATGATTGAAAAGCGTGTTTTACTTCGCTATCAAAGAGTTGTTGCGCGGCTGCGCTAAGTGATGCGGACATAGTATTTCCTTATACTGCGTTAATATATAACCAGACTCCTGTCTGGCAACTCGTTTGGTAAGGGTATCCGGTTACGGGCCTCAGTACCGCTTCAAGTTGGGCCATCGCTGTCCGCAATGGGTATCCAATTTTTAGCTGGATTAGCCTATATTATACCACACTTCGTTTTAACCAAATAATTGCCGAAACTTGGCATCCACTTCCTTACGGAATGTGGGTGATTCCTGGTAGCGTGGATCGGCAACCATTTCATCTAGTTTTTCCCTAGTTAATCCGGTATTAGTCTGCGTCTTGGCACTATCGACCATGACAGCATTCTTACTCTTGGCTATCAATTCTTCAACCACCTCCACCGCAACAGCAGAAGTCACTACACCTTTGAGATTTGCAAACCCCTCCGGTGACAGGTTAGCCCTACCGTATTTCTCAATGGCATCGAGTCGGTCGTTGGCCTGTGGACCCAACGCTTGCATTTCAGCAGCCTGTGCCTCTTGTAAGTTGCCAACAGTGTGCCGCAACCATCCTTGAGTTAACGAATCAAAAGCCTCTTGGCTCATGTTCTGCTCTTTGGCATAGTTCTTAATGAAATCTACACCGGGATCATGCGAATCAAACCATCCCTCACCGTTAGGATTCTCACCAAACTCCTCCGGTGAATTAAGTGAATATTCCTCTGGCGCACCTGTAAAGCCACCAAAGCGTTTCGATAATTCGTTATAGCCTTTCGCTTGCTCGGCAACTGAATCATACTTGTCGCTGAACCACTCAGGTCGATCACCCTCACCATTCACACCCTCTGACAAATACCAACTGTCATTAGCTGGCTCAGTCGGTGCTTGCTCTGTTGTTTCTGCTGCCCCATCCATGAGGCTTAATTCTTCTTCCATGTTAGCCCTCCCTGGCTATCTTCATCTGCTGCAATATCTGTCGTACTAAATCGTTCTGCCCCTCACGGATTCCGGCTGCAAACTTGGTGCTGCCACCAAATAACACCGGGCGATCCAGGGTAATTGTCTTGAGCCGGTTCAACACAAACTCACCGGCCTCGGTGCTAAAGCATTCTAAGAACCGAGAACTGACTTCCCGGCTGGCTTGCTCCATCTTCTGTGCTTGCTCTTCTTCACTGGACAACAGGCTGCTCCGCTTGCTCTACTTCTTGCTGCATCCGATGTTGATCCATCATCTGTTGTTGCTGCACTTGCTGGGCCATCGCTTGTTTGTAGGCTTCACGCTCTTGCTGTGTGCGTATCAAGTCATTATCTACGCCTAACTTCTTAGCTATCCAGGGTAGGACTTCTTCCATCACTACACTTCCAGCAAGTAATTCTGGACCAAAAGCTGCCCCAGATTCTAATAAGGTCCGCAATGCGGCTAACTCATCCTGATCCTGTACTTTCGCTAGTGGTGATGTGTGTTTGATGGTGACTGCTCGACCATCTATCTTGACCGGTTGAATCTCACCCTCTTCGATCAGAATATCAACAGAGCGCTTAACAATCTTCTCAATGAACTCGGTCTGTAATCGACTGAACGCTGCCCCGGAATCTTGCATCAATTCCTGATTACGCAGACTCATCTCGGTAGCTGTACGCACTGGTGCATCTACATCACCAAATGGTTCTGCAAATAAGGCTCGGTTGATACCCTTACGCAACTCATCAATGCTGTGCTGCTCTAACTGTGGATTACCCGGCATCGGTAGCGGTCTGAGCGTTGGATTGTCGTTAGCGTTGCTGCCTACAGGAATGATCGCACCCGGCTCAATACGAACTGTCCAGGGGTTAATAACTCCATCGTCAGCAGCGGTATAAACGCCAGCAGTCTGTAACCCAATGTTCTTAATCTGCCACATCTTCTGCTGATTGAGCATCTTGATGTCTGATAAGACGGTCATCACTCGGCCCCGGCCTAGCACCTCACCGGGTCGAACTGACTCTCTGAATACTACCCAGGGTGAAACATTGAAGTTTTGCGCGTAAACAACATGGTTGTGTGCTTTCTCAATACAGCATTGATAGTATTTCTCAGTCTTAGGGTCATAAACCGTACCCTCGATTATCGAAACCTTGGTATCAGGCTTGTCAGTGAGCAATTGTTTGCAGTGTGTAGACAGGTCGGCATCGGGCCAGAGTCGATCAATGTTCCGAACACTGACTTCATGCTCACGCCATACCGTATCAACCGTTCCCCTTGGCCCCTCTTCGGGAACCAACTCACTCAACGGCACAGCATTAAACGCTAACAGACTGCTATCGCTGTCTGATCGCTCAATGGTCAATGCACCGGTGCTGATTGCTAAGTCGGTGAAAGCCTCATGTGCCTGGCTTGCAAAGTTAGAGTGGTTAAGGTGATCGAATAGCTTTTCTGATACGGTATCTAGGTAGGCTTGAGCCTCATCCTTATTTTCCTCTGGAATATCACTACCCGGAACTAACTTAATCCATTCACGCCAAGGGGGTACAAGCATCGCTTGCAGTCTTGATGCAAATCGTTGAACACCCAGTTCAGCCGTTGAGTCAACAATATCA